TCACTCTGAGGGCGTTTTTACTCTCACGCGGCGGTTCTTCAGCGCCCGGCGCACAAACAGAAAGAACAACGCCCCTAACGCACACCAGAAAATGCCGCTCAGCAGCCAGGCCAGTTCCTGCAGGATGCTGCGTGACGAAATAAAGATCATCCGCATCACCACCAGACAGACCGGCGCGGCGAGTATCGCCCCCATCAGCGGCCTGATCACCTCGCCACCACGGGAGAAGAAGCCAGCAGCGATACCGGGTAAGATGAAGAAAAGTAGCCCCAGACCAGGATACCCCGAAGAAATAAACGCCCCCCTCACCTGGTACATCAGACAGATGCAAACTGCGGTAAACAGTAAAAAGCAGCAAGCCACGCCAAACCAGTTACGTTTAATATTCAATCTATCCCCCTGCCATTGCGGGCAAATACTTTTTCGTCCGATGGACGCCAATTAGTTGAGTCACCCGGCCTTCCTTGCCAAAATCACCGGGTCTTAACGTCACTGCTATCATTGGGTGATATCTGTTAAAAATTCACTAATAGTTTGATATTACTTTGTGGGATATATTATGATATGCGATCAGGAGTGTCTTAACTCCTGTTATTACAGCGCAAACAGTAGCCTAAATATCCCACCCCTTCAACCACTTACTGGTAAACGAAAAGTTATCCTCCGTGAACATAAACGTCGCAGAATTGTTAAATGGGAATTACATCCTGTTATTATTTGTGGTACTGGCTTTAGGTCTTTGCCTGGGGAAATTACGTCTCGGGTCGATCCAACTCGGTAATTCTATTGGCGTTTTAGTCGTTTCATTATTATTAGGCCAGCAGCATTTCAGTATTAACACCGATGCCCTGAATCTGGGCTTTATGCTGTTTATTTTTTGTGTCGGCGTCGAAGCTGGTCCCAACTTTTTTTCTATTTTCTTCCGCGACGGTAAAAATTACCTGATGCTGGCGCTGGTGATGGTTGGCAGTGCCCTGTTAATCGCGCTGGGTTTAGGCAAGCTTTTTGGCTGGGATATTGGCCTGACGGCGGGCATGCTGGCCGGGTCGATGACCTCCACGCCGGTGCTGGTCGGTGCCGGGGATACGCTGCGCCATCTTGGGCTGGATAACGCCCAACTGTCACTGGCGCTGGATCACCTGAGCCTTGGCTATGCCCTGACCTATCTGATCGGTCTGGTGAGCCTGATTGTGGGCGCGCGCTATTTACCGAAATTGCAGCATCAGGATCTGCAGACCAGCGCCCAGCAAATCGCCCGCGAGCGCGGTCTGGACACTGACATCAAACGCAAAGTTTATCTTCCGGTGATCCGCGCCTACCGTGTCGGCCCGGAGCTGGTGGCCTGGGCTGACGGTAAAAATCTGCGCGAGCTGGGCATTTATCGCCAGACGGGCTGCTATATCGAACGTATTCGCCGTAACGGCATTCTGGCCAACCCGGACGGCGATGCGGTGTTGCAGATGGGCGATGACATCGCGCTGGTGGGTTACCCGGATGCCCACGCCCGTCTCGATCCGAGCTTCCGCAACGGCAAAGAGGTGTTCGACCGCGACCTGCTCGACATGCGCATCGTCACCGAAGAGATTGTGGTCAAAAACCACAACGCCGTTGGCCGCCGTCTGGCACAGCTCAAGCTGACCGACCACGGTTGCTTCCTCAACCGGGTGATCCGCAGCCAGATTGAGATGCCAATCGATGACAACATCGTGCTGAACAAGGGCGATGTGTTGCAGGTGAGCGGCGACACGCGCCGCGTGAAAACCGTCGCTGACCGCATCGGCTTTATCTCCATTCACAGCCAGGTGACCGATCTGCTGGCGTTCTGCGCCTTCTTTATCGTTGGCCTGATGATTGGGATGATCACCTTCCAGTTCAGCAACTTTAGCTTCGGCATTGGTAACGCGGCGGGCCTGCTGTTCGCCGGGATCATGCTCGGCTTCCTGCGAGCCAACCACCCCACCTTCGGCTATATCCCTCAGGGCGCGCTGAACATGGTGAAAGAGTTTGGCCTGATGGTGTTTATGGCGGGCGTCGGTTTAAGCGCGGGTAGCGGCATTGGTCACAGCCTGGGCGCGGTGGGCTGGCAGATGCTTGTGGCCGGGTTGATCGTCAGCCTGGTACCGGTGGTAATCTGTTTCCTCTTCGGTGCCTACGTGCTGCGCATGAACCGCGCCATGCTGTTTGGCGCGATGATGGGGGCGCGTACCTGTGCCCCTGCGATGGAAATCATCAGCGATACCGCACGCAGCAACATCCCGGCGCTGGGCTATGCCGGCACCTATGCCATCGCTAACGTGCTGTTAACCCTGGCGGGGACCTTGATCATCATCATCTGGCCGGGGCTGGGGTAAGGGAGAAATTTGCGCAACGGCGAAAAAATTTCGCTAAGTGCAGAACTTTTCTGTCAGATGTCAGTCATAACTATTGCCACTGCTTTTCTTTGATGTCCCCAATTTGTGGAGCCCATCAACCCCGCCGTTTTGGTTCAAGGTTGATGGGTTTTTTGTTGTATGAATTTCAATACCTTTCAAATCAATCACTTATATAACCACTTTCCTGTGCATGGCGACAAAGTGGCGACAGCGCTTTTGCTATGGCTACAGCAAGCATTAAAAAACCCGCCAGCGGCGGGTCAGCATCAGTAAGCCAATTGTTCCTGCATTCCTTTCGGATGAGGCGGTGCGGCGCTGATTTTTTGCGGGCGGCAGACGGATCGCACAAAAGTCTCATGCGTCACAAACGTATGTCCGCACTCAATATTGGTGCACTGGTTGTATCGTTCTTTGGTTTCGCTGGAAACCTGAAAGCTACTGCGTGTATGCGCGGCCTGACCGCACATCGGACAATTCATCATTTTCTTTAGCCCTCACTCTTAACCAGTTCGCAATAATGATACATCATTGTTCTCAATTTGGAACTAATCATTCAATTTCGAACTCATCTATTTTCACTTCGAGATCCATGCTTGTCGTAAACCCGTTATCCGGGCCGACGGTATGCGTCAGCGTGGTGATGGTCCATTCTGCATCATCTATGGGCTGCTTAAAGCCGCTGACTTTCACCGGCATTTCCGTATAGAGATCCGCCCGGCCTTCTGCGAGCTGCAGCGAGAATGAAGCCACCCCGCGCTGCAGCCGTTCCCACTGCATTTTTGCAGCCCGTTCAGCATTAGCCCTGTTTGCATAGGTCCGGTTAAGTACCAGCACATTTTCATCCGTCCCCACCAGGTAATCCCCCGATTTCGCCTCCGGCTCCTTTGGTTTCGTGGCCTTCCTGCGGCGGCGCTTAACTTTCGTCATTTCCTTTTTCTTTGGTTCCCTGGTATGCAGCCAGCTGGCAATGACGCCGGTATAAGCGCCACGATCTGCCAGGGTAAAACGGTGGCCGTCACCCTCCTTTCGCGTGATGGTCACAACCGGCAGCGGCTTTCCGCTTGCCGTTCTCCCCTGCCCCTGCCGGATAAACAGCAGGTTGCCGCTTTTGACTGACGCTATAGCACCGTACTGACGCGCCAGTTTCATCAGAAAGCTCGCGTCGCTTTCGTTCGTCTGGTCCAGGTGATCCAGCGACATGCCTGACAAGTCCTGCCCTAATGCCATTTTGAGATTATGGCGGGTGGCGATTTCTCTGATAACGTCCCCCACAGTTGTCTGATGCCAGGACTTTTCACGGCGGATATTCAGGGTTGCCCGGAAATCAGCACTGCGGGCGCGAATCGTGAGGCGATCAGGTGCCCCGCTGTGCTCAATTTCATCGACAGTAAACGCCCCTTTAGGGAAAAGCGGCTGGCCTTCCCACCCCAGCGCAAACTGAATAACCGCACCGCGACGCGGCAGGACAATCTGCCCGTCCGCGTCATCCAGTTCCAGATCAAGCTGGTCCGCTTCAAAGCCCCGGTTATCGGTGAGCGTCACGCTCATCAGGCGCTTGTCCAGTGTTGTTGTTACGTCCTTACCTTCGATGACGATGTTAAAGGCCGGGCTTTTGCCGTACAGATTGAGGAGTTCAGAATTGAAATTCACTGCAGCAGTCCTCCAACCGTATTAGTAATATTCCCTATCGCGGACGATGCGGAGTCTTTCAGGTTACTGAGCTGGTCACTCAGGTTGCCGAACATATTGGACAGCGACTCATCCACCCGTTTGAGCGTCAGGGTGAACTCAATCCGCCGCGCCATCCCGCTTTCAAAAAACTCCGTCTTTGTCTGGTTCAGGCTCTCGATCACGAACATGCCATAAATAGTCCCGCTCCCCTCAATCAGCGGCCATGCCTTGCCCTGTTCTGCCATCTGCTCCAGCGCCAGCAGTGACAGCCTGCCGCCGGTAATTTCCGGCAGCAGGACACCGGAAAGCGTCAGCGAATCGTTATCCGGTCCAAGAAACTGCGTTGACGGACGGCGATTGATGCGGCTGTTCACCGCGTGCCGCCAGTTGCGCTGATACTGCAGCTCCTGATAAGGCACCGTGCGCAGCATGAAAACGTATAGCCCCAGCACCATCATCATGATTCATATCCCCCCTGGTCACTGTAATTGCTGCGCGCCTTCGCGCGGGTGCGGCGTTCGCGCTCGTCTAGCTGGCGGGCAACTTCGCGCGCAATATCCTGCGGGTTCTGCCCTGGCTGCGCATAAATTGTGATCGGCGCGTGCGTTTCAAAGTGCATTACTACCGGTGCGCGCTTCACCTTTGCGGGCTGGGTCTGTTTGTATGCCGTTGCGGGAAGGCTGAACGGATGCAGGGGCACGGCCTCTGCAGGTGCCACCGCCATGCCCAGGGTTCCGGCCACAACCGATGCCAGCGCTGCCGTGCGCCGCCTGCTGGTCACATTTGCCGGGCCGTTCACAATTTCGGGGCCATTCTCACCGACTATGCCAAACTGGCCGCGCGGGATAGCGCCCCCGTTGTCGTACATGCCCGCAAAACCCATCGCAGGGAATCCGCCTGGCGGCAACACCACTTTCCCGTCACTGTTCACCGTGGCGGACTGCTGACGCACTACCTGGTCCGGCAGCTTCGCTTTCGCAGCTTCCTGGCTGACAATGCCCAGCTTTTCCAGTAGCCACGTTACGCCCGATTTAAGCGACTCCAGCGGCTGCATCACCATGTTCAGGCCTTCAGCCAGGGCCTCACCAAACCTTTTCCCCATGGCGGCCGCGTTGTTCAGCTCCTCCGCCGTGGATTTAACCGGCGTCAGCAGATCCCGGAACCATCCCCAGAGCGCCTGCACCTTATCCCCTATCCACTGGAATAAAGGCCGGACAGGCTCAAAGGCTGCGCTGATGGGAGCGGCCGCAGCCCTGAACCCTTCCACCACACCGCCCAGAAAAGCGCCGATTGGCTGCCAGTATTTCCAGATGACCAGTGCCACACCTGCAAGTGCAGTAACTACCAACCCGACAGGGCTAAGTAGCGCCCCCAAAAGGCCAGAGATACCAAGTAATGCGCCCCGCAGTAACGCAATCGGGCCGGATGCCAGAAAACGGAAGATCCCTCCGGCAGCGGTCAGCCCTCCACGAAGCGCCGCCAGGGGATTCATCACCGCTGCTATCACGCTGCGCGTTCCGGCCATTCCTGCACGGAATACCGCCACCGGCGCACCTGCCGCCGCTCTCAGTGCATTGACTGCAGCTCCAGCCGAGCGCTGCAGGGCATTCAACGGGGCAGTAAGCAGGCCAGTGCTAGCCCCGGTGGAAGCCATTCCGCGCCGCAACAGGGAAAGCGGCGCATTCGCCAGCCATGTCAGCGCGCTGCCGGTACGCGTAACCGCCGTGAATACAGACGGCAGCGTTTTTACGCCGAGCATGGAAAAGCCAAACCGCAAAACCGCCAGCGGCCCCAGCACAGCCGCCACCACAACGGCTAACGTACCAAGCCCAAGAGTGATCGCAGCGGTAGCGGCTGCCACTTTCATCAGCGTGCCTGCCAAATGCGGGTTAACTTCAATCCAGCGGCGCAGCGCCCCGGTTACGCTTTTCACGTAATCCATAATATCCATCAGTGGCTGGCGCAGCGTTTCGCCCAGACTGCTGAAAGCGTTCTGCGCCCCCGTTTTTACCAGCATCCACTGCGCCGAAAGTGAATCCCGGTTGATGTCGGACTCTTTCTGCATTGAGCCATTGGCGCCACTACCGGCAGTGAGCTGCAGCTGGCGGCGCAGCTCCGGCAGGTTGTTAGCCAGTTTTGCCGCATCATCGCCATATTCCTTGCCAAACAGCATCGTCATGGCGGACAGGCGTTTGTCCTGCGGCAGCTTTTCCACCTTTTCCATCACCCGCAGAATGGTGCCCATGGCATCCTTCGTCATCTGCTTCTCAAGCTGCTCTGGCTTGAGCTTCAGCATATCCAAGCCATCCATAAAGCGGTCACTTTGCATGGTGGCAATGGACAGCTCACGCACCATAGCGTTTGCAGCGCTGGCTGCCACCTCCGGCGCAGCGCCAAGTGACAGGAACGTGGAGCCAAGCGCGGCTGCCTTGCGGAAGTCCAGCCGGTCAGCCACGCCCCCCATGCGCTGCAGCACGTCGATAATGTCCGCGCCCTTTGACATGGCGTTATCGTCCAGGTAGTTCAGTGCATCGCCCAGCTGCTCAATGTTACGGGTTGGCACCTTATAGAGACTGGCGATTTTCCCCAGGCCTTCGGACAGTTCATCGGCGGGCAGTTCAAAGGCCGTTGCCGCTTTGGCTGCCGTACTGGCAAAGGCCAGAAGGTCACGCTTCTGGTCTTCCCATGAGTCATTCGGGTTCGCCACGTTCATACGTGCGCCTCCCTCGACCAGGGCGGCGTAGTCCACCGCGCCATTTTCCATAGGCAACTGTTCACTGGCAGCCTTGATCGCATCCTGCATTTCATAGAACCGGGCGGTCCGGTTGCCATCATCGTCACGCAGTCCATTGACCTGCTTTGCCACACCTTTCATGGCATCTTCCATGCTGGCATAGCTTTTCACCGCCGCCACGACCGGCGCGCCCATTGCCAGCCCTGCGGCTGAGGTCGTGGCTCCGGCCCCGGCGATGCGGTCCCGCACTTCAAGACTCCGGGAATACTGCTCCCTGACGGCATTAACCCTGGCCTGCTGCTCGCCGAGCCGTTTAAGGGATTTCTGCTGACGGTCCAGTGCCTCCCGGGTTTCGTCCGCATTCTGGCGCAGCTCGCGCTGGGCGCTGCTGAGCTTCCGGGTATCCATTCCGGCCTCGTTCAGCGCAAGGCGTTGCTTCTGCACCGACTGACGCAGGCCGTTGTATTTGGTCTGCAGTTCCGACACGCGGTTTCTGGCCTGCTCAAGCAGGCGGGCCTGCGCCGCCGTCGGGCGGTTTGTATCGGTAAACTGCGTGGCGAGCCGGGCCGCTTCTTCGCGGGCAGCTTTAAGGTTGTTACCGGTGACGGCCAGCTGCGCGCTGGTTTTACGAAAGCCTTCAATTTTCCCCGCCTGAGCGTCCAGCTCTTTCAGCCTGGCGCGGCTCTGTTGAATGGCGGTAGCCAGCTCTTTAGAGCTGGCCTGCGCAGTACGAAATGGGCGGGTGAGTTTATCAACCGCATTAAGAATCACCTGCAGACGCAGGTTAGTGTCACTCATCGCTGGCCCCGCTTCTCTGAATCGCTTTATGCCGCCACTCCAGCACTTCGGTCAGCGGCATAACGTCAGTGACGGACGGCGGCCAGTGAAAAATGGTGGCAATATCTGCCACCAGATCGTCAACCGTCAGGCTGTCGGTAAACCGGCAAGCACCGACTTCTTCAACAAAAAAGTCACTACCTCAACCGACAGCGCAGTGAGATCGGCGGGGTCCAGTTCTGCCATTTCCTGTGCCGTCAGGGTCGGGGTGGAGATACGCGGAATGACGGTCATCATTGCACCCACATCCATATCCATAATGGCCTGCAGGCGGGTGCCTCGCAGTGCGCCGGACTGGGGTTTGCGCAGCACAATTTCCGTGATTTCACTGTTACCGCGCTTGATAGGGGTATCCAGCTGTACGGTCTTTTCGGTCAGCTTGTCGGTCATGTTCTCTTCCTGTTAATGGGTTACTGGCGCGGCTAGCCGCGCCGTTAAGGTTAATCAGAGGCCCAGCGCGTTACGGTGCGCTTCCATCAGGTCCACGCCGTCAACGATTTCAATCATGTTGACCAGATCGACCTCATAGAGCACTTCGCCGTTAATGGTCAGCTTCGCGTAGCTGTTGGTGCTGCTGACTTTGGTGGTGTTGCTTTCGCCGGTCTTCCACTCCCCGGAATCCAGCTCCTTATGACGTCCGCGCACGACCAGCTCCACGGCCTGCACTTCCCCGGTGTCGTCACGCTGAATGGAGCCGGTAAAGCGCAGCTGAATACCGTCAACAGTCGTTGACCCCATCTGCTTGAATAACAGCAGTTCGGTGCCGCCAACCGTAAATTCCGTGTCCAGTGCGCCGTCATCCAGCCCCAGATCGATATCCACCGAGCCGGGCATACCACCGCCGCGATACTTATCAAACTTGCGCGTGAATTTCGGCAGGGTTACGGACTCAACGATCCCCTGCCAGTTGTTACCCGCGTTGAACAGGTTCAGGTGTTTTAACTTGCGTGGTAAAGCCATGGGGTCCCCTTACGCGCTGACCCGGCTGGAGAAATCCAGCAGGTATTGATCGGTGATGCGCTGGCGCAGCATCAGGTTTTCTAGCGGCGGCACCGGCGTGTAGTCGTAGTCGATAGTGAGCTTCCCGGCTTTCAGGGAATCCTTATCGTTCACGGACTCATCCAGCCAGCAGTCTGCGCCGATGATGTAGCCCTGCGTTTTCAGGTTGCGCAGTTTGGCGCGGATACCCTCGATAATGTCGCGGGCCAGTGACGGGTTAAGCACACCATCCACCGCCCACATGTGCGCTTCTGCAATGGTGTCAGCCAGCACCTGCGCCGTGCGGGTGTAGTTTTCAAAGGCAAACAGCGGATCGTCGCTGAGGCAGCGGGAACCCCAGAAGCGAAAGCCGTCTTTGCGGATCAGCGTGGTCACATCGTTCTGGTTCAGCAGTCCCGCATCGGTGGCCGGGTCCTGCAGATCCCAGAACACATCTGCAGAAAGGCCGGTGACGCCGTTCACGCCCACGTTGGACAGGGTTTTGTGCCAGCCGGTCTGTTCGTCAATTTTGGCGCGCAGGCCGAGCGCACGGGCGGAGGCGTAAGCCTTCGCATCTGCATTCAGCACGGTGTCAAAGTTGATAAAGTCAGGCCAGATCAACATCCCTTCGCGCTGGCTGAAGTTATCGCGATAAGCAATAGCCTCCTCCACCGTTTTGCAGCCATAGGCGGACAGGTAGGCAAACCCGCGCAGGCTCTGCGCCACGCTGAGCAGCTCAGTGGCAACCGCCTGCGTGTCATGCCCTGGCGCACCGAGAATGCGAGGCTTAACACCGAGCTGCGATTGCGCCGAAAGCAGAGCCTTCATACCGGTTTTTTTACCGTCAGCGGTCACGCCGCCGATAATGTTGGAGGTGGTTTCCGCTTCGGTTTCGCCCTGCGCCACACGCACGACAACCGTCACAGGTTTTGCCTGGTCTGCAATCGCATCCAGCGAGCGTGCCAGCGTGCCGGACTCGCCCGCCTTGCCGCTGGCAGTCAGCACATCGGTCAGCAGGACCGGCTTATTGAGGGGGAACATGGACGCATCTGCATCGTCGCCGGTGCAGACCATGCCCACGATAGCGGTGCTTACCGTGGTAATGGATCGGGTGCCGTCGTTGACTTCAACAACGCGCACGCCGTGGTGGTAATCCTGAGCCATAAGGCAGTCTCTCCGGTTTACAGGGGGTACGCCTATGTTCTGGTTGATATGCGCGCGGCGCACGCGGCGGGCTTTGTCTGGGGAATGGCACAACGAAAGGGTTAAAAAATTCCCGCAAGCGTGGGGGCTAAATCACCATGTTTCCTTTGCATCACCTGCCGGAATAAGGAGGCAAAAAAAAGAGGCCGCATAAGCGGCCTTTTGTCACAGCGGTTTATCGGGATAGATTGGGTTTTCAGGGTCAACCTTTGTCAGACTGTAGCGATACTTCTGCCATTCCGTCAGCCTGGGTTTATCTGTCTCGTCAATATACCCCCCCTCTGAGGCATCTTTCAGGGGGGCTATTATCGAATCCGCCTCTTTGCGCAATGCTGTTAATCGCAGAATTGCCGCAGCTTTTAGCTGCTCTGGCGTGGGCGGTGGAATATCCTCCCAGCAGGGCATTCCATTTTCCCCTGCGGCCCGTTGCTTACCAGGGGGAGGATCACCCATAAATTCGGCAGCAGTCTCACTATCCACCTCCACCCCGTCGAACGGCCACGTTCCTGCCTGCTCGTAAGAATCCCTCAGAGAGTTGGGGAAAAACGCATTCTCATATGCGCTATAAACATATTCACTCATATTACCTCCCGAAAGAAATCCACTGACCACCTTCCTCAGAGACGTTCACGTGTGCAGTGAAGCCAATCGGCTGTTGTTCGGTCGCGCCCCACATATTCCCTCCACCCCATCCCGCATCTGAAACGATCACCTGGTCAACCTTTGTGGGGTATCTGATTGGGAAGTTGATTGTTTTGGTTGTTGTATTCGTAAAATCTATTGTGCCGTACTGGATCAGCAGATCGCCGAGCTTGTACCAGCCAGGGCCGGTAAGGATGTTCAAATCTGCCCGTACCAGCGCCGCGCTGTTGCGTGAAAGTAAGGTTCTGGCAAAGGCGGTGAAATCGGACAGGACCAGCAGATCCTTGCCGACAAAATACGGCAGCTTATCGGCAGCGCCAGTAAGTCCAGATAAAGACGTTAACGCCGCATTAATGGGTTGCTTACCGGATAACGCATTCAGCACAGTTGTAGAGAAATTAGCATCGCCGCCCAGGGCATCTGCCAGTTCCTTAAGCGTATCCAGTGCCGCGGGAGAGCCATTAACAATCGCAGCGATGGCAGCTTTTACGAAAGCTGTGGTTGCTATCTGCGTGTTATTCACTGTCTGTGCTGGCGTCGGTGCCGTCGGTATGCCGGTTAAGGCGGGGCTGACCAGCGGTGCGCCTCCAAGATTGGCAAGACCACCTGCCGGAGTAGACGAGCCGGTGCCTCCGTTGACAACAGGCACTACGGTTGAGGATGCGCTATTGAAGTTCTGCATCACGAAAAATGTTCGTGAACCCTTAGCGCCAGAGATAACGACGGTCTGATCGAAGTTAAATCCTGATGTTGGTGATTGAGAGGTGATCCTGACTGAATATCTGTTATTTGCTGTTCGGCAAATTCCACATTCGATATTCACCACATCGCCGGATAAAAATTTAAGTTCCGCCGGAGCGTTCAGCCAGCCGGTAACGTTAACCAGCAGTTTCTGACCAGATTTAAAATCAGCTTGTTGCCAATCGAAAGATAAAACTGGTAGTTGTGTTGCTATGCCAATCCCCAAATCATCAAAACCGAGAGTTTTACGGCCACCTTCTGGCGTAGTTTCGCCAAGCCCACCATTGGCGAGCGGGATTACGGTTGACGAATCGTTGTTAAAGCTTTGAACAACAGTAAAATTTCGGCTTCCTTTGGCACCGGTACAGGTAACAACATATTCCGCGCGGTTGCCATTTGATTGAGCATTAGACGTAAGGCGCAAAACCAAACGGTTTGGCTGATTGATAACGCAGGTAATATCGACGTTTGTCCCTGAATTATACGTAATGCCCGTGGGGGTGTTTAACCATGCGGTTGCAGTATATGTGGTTAGCCTCTTCTGACCTGTAACCATATCAATCTGTTGCCAGTCGATGGGATTAGTCGGTGCAACGTTTGACTGGCCTATACCAATCGCCGCCATTGCATCAGCGCCAATCAGCCGCCAGCCGTTGCCGTCGCCGCCTGGATACCAACTGACGGAAGTCCATCCAGTTGTCGCGTTAGGGGCACCGTGGCGTTCATACGTCCCGGCAGTAGTAAACAGGAGCTGATTAAGACCTGCAATCGTTCCACCCTGGCGGCGAATCGACATAATTACGGCGTTACCGTTTATACCAGCAGGTAAATCAGACCGTGAACCGGATAATACGTAAGTCTGGTTTTGCGCAAAGTATGCGGCGTCTGAAAGGGTGGCAGACGCAGGCAGTACCGTGTTTGAACTTAACCCTCCAACCTCCGTCCAGTCAGACCATGAGGGGCTTGCTGCATTCCATGCAGCAGTAAGCCAACGTATGAAAATACGTCCACCATCAGTAGTGTATCGCTGAGTACCGTTGTTACGCCCTCCAGGGAATACCTCCAACACTCCACGCTCAGCGACCGGATATCCATTCGCAATGTCGGCAGCAGTAGCGCTTATGCTTGATTGACCCCAGACGCCTGTATAGTCGGAAGTTGGCCCAAAGTTGTTCAGGTTTGAGCTGGCCGGGATGCCGCCACGCATCAACAATGCCGGGGCCAGCGCGCGGGTGACAAATTCGGTTGTTGCCAGCTGCGTATCATTTGAGGCCTGCGGTGCCGTGGGCGCTGTCGGCTTTCCGGTCAATGCAGGACTGGCAAGCGGCGCTTTGGCTGCAAGGGCATTGAGCATGGTAGTTGCAAAGTTCGGATCATTTCCGAGGGCCGCCGCCAGTTCGCTCAGCGTATCCAGTGCGCCAGGCGAGGAGTTAACCAGCGCAGCGATTGCTGTCATAACAAACTGCGTGTTTGCGAGCTGCTGCGAATTATTACCTGCAGCAGCCGTCGGTGCCGTCGGCGTGCCGGTCAGCGCCGGGCTTGCAAGCGGCGCTTTAAGTTTGGTCTCATCCATGACGGTTTTTACCGCTTTCGGGGTGGCGGCCAGCGTTTCTGATGTACTGGTTGTCGAGTTGCTGAGCTGCGTAAACCCTTTTGCAGCCAGGGTGGCGTCCGGGTGGTTGCGGGATTTTGCATGCTTGTCGATTTCACTATCAACATAATCCTGCGTTGCCATCACGGTTGACGTGTCCATGGTGATGGTGATCGCGTTGACCTCGCTGACCGCAATCACCATGCGAATCACCATCTTTCGCCCGGCTCCTTCGCTTAATGACGGCTTGTAAGTTTCTGCCATGTTGCCGACGGCCAGAAGTGTTCCGGCGGCATCGTAAAGCGCCATTTCACGGATCCAGAATCCACTCGTTTCCGGTTTTTCCGGTGGAATCATCAGTTCAACAACAATATTTTTCGGATCGCTGGCATCAATGCTCGCTCTGTTAATCGGCGCGCGGTAAACCTCCCTGACCAGTTTTGTCTGGGCAGGGTTCGGGGTGGGCAGCGTGCCACCGCCATCACCCACGGCCATTTTTGCGGTATTGTCCAGAACAATGCTAGCGGTGCCAGCCAGAACCGCCGCGATTTTTGCGGCACCTGCTGTGGTGATAATAGTTTTAAATTTCGCCATGATAGTTACCCTGGATAAACCGTAATAATGTCGCCGTCATAGATGGCCCCGCCGGTATACAGATAACCCGGCACTTCCTGCACAATATTGATTGAGCAGTGACGACTGACGGGCCTGGCATCACTGATCAGTCGGTCCATTTCGATATTCATATTTGGCGTCATGCCGCTTTCCGGCACTCCTATGTCCAGTTCGAACGTGCCAGGCGTGGCATTGTTTTCCCACCATTCCGTAATACCGATGATTCGCCCAAGCGGGCCAACCGCACTGCGGATAGCGGCAAGCGTCCCTTTGCGGCGGTGAATGAAAAAGGCGTCACTGACAGCCTGGCGCTTGACGTTCTCTGCCCAGGCTTCATCCCAGCGGTCAACCGAAAACGCCCACGCCAGATAGGGCAGAAACTTCACCGGGCATTTCCACGGGTTCCACAGGTCACGCAGCGGCACATCAAGGTTGCTGATATCGCTGCAGGCCTGCGCCAGTCGGCGCTCAAGGACAGACGATCCCGGAGGAAGCAGACTATTCATCCGTTCCCCCGATGGTTACAGTGGCTGCTGTGCAGTAAGCCGCTTTTGATTTATCCAGCACCACATCAACTGCAGGCGCGGTAAGCTCTACACGCTGGACCCCTTCCACATGGAGCGCACCGTAAATGGCAGATTTGCGGATATCACGTCCTAGCCGTGCCTGGGCTTTAATGTAGGATTGCAGCCGCTCAATAGCGGCCGCTTTAATAGGCTCCGCCTCCGGCCCCGGATAGAGATAGAGCTGGGCATTAATCGTATAATTCACGATAGAGGCAGACTGCACTGTTACCCTGTCAGCCACCGGGCGCACACTTTCATCGTTGAGCGCGGCAGCCACCACAGCGAGCAGGTCTGCTGCTGCCGTTCCATCCCCTTCGCGGGAAAGTACGGTAACGGTGACATTTGCCGGTGACGGACTGACAGCTGATGCATCAGCCACACGGCCATCAGCACTGCGCGCGTGAAATTCATAGGCTGCAGACGGGCCTGCAACGCTTAAACCCTCCATGGCCGCCGGTATGCGCTGGCGTAAATCAGTATCAGACTCCATCACTGCCTGAACCGGCGGAACCGCCGTCGGGTCTTCGGGGATAATAGTCAGTCGTTGTACGTTATTGATGGCCGCCAGCTGATCGAGATCACCGCCCATGGCATAAGCCACCATGACCGCCTGCGCGGCTTCATTGATTCGCTGGCGCAGCAGAATTTCCCGGTAGGTGCTTTCCTGCAGTTGTTTGGTGATGGGTTCAGACTCCAGATCAAGCGTGCGCCGCACCGCGTCCTGTTCATCCACCGGATAAAGAGCCACAAAAGCGGCCTTACGCTCAGTAAGCAGCGCCTCAAAGTCCGGTACCTCAACAATCTGCGGGGCCGGGAGCTGGGAAAGGTCAATGACTGCCATTGTCTGCTCCTGTGGGTACTGACAGGGAAACAGGCGCGCCGTTACTACGCTTCCCGGTTAGCTCAACCACCATTGAGCCGTCAAAGCTGCTGCTGATAGTGATGGAATCCAGCGTAAGCCGTGGCTCCCATCGGCTCAGGGCTACATAGACCGCAGACATTATCTGCAGGCGCAGCGCCGGGTTCTGCGGCTGATCTATCAGGGCAGACAGCAGGGAGCCATATTCCCGGCGCGCAATTCGGCTCCCCTGCGGGGTCAGCAGAATATCCCGTACTGACTGGCGCAGGTGTTCCGTATCAGTGATAGCCCTGCCGTTGCCCTGACTCATGCCGATATACAGCGTCATACCGGACCTCCCGAGGTGTCGCCGCCTTTCATGACTTTGTTATGGGTATGGTCATCCACCATGATCCCGTTAGAACTCATCGCGCCGCCGCCCTGAGTGACGCTGCCGTTAATCACGACTTCGCTGTTAATACGGGTGCTGTCAGCTTCCACAACAAACTCACCAGTTTTCAGGGTGATGTTGTCAGCCGCCTCTATCACCATGGATTTGATACCTTTTACGTGCCAGCGCCCGGTGGCGGGTTCATACTCAAACCAGCCCCCGTCCGGGTATTCCGTCACGCAGCCGTCCACGGAATCCGACGGCGGTGCAAACTGATTGGAGTAAATGGCGGGCAGCGCAAAGGCGGTTTCCAGATTGCCGCCCATGCTCAGCACCACCACCTGTTCATCCGGCGACGGGCACCACCAGGTGCGGCCGCTCCCGGCACGCAGTGTCAGCCAGTTAATCCAGTTGGTTTCAAGCTCGCCCACCTTTACCCGGCACAGCCAGTTCTCCCGGTCCACTTCGGTCACGGTACCGGCGCGGATCAGGTTGGTGATAAGGCGCATGATTTCTGTGAGTTGTGCGTTCATGAATTTATGATGTCAATGCTTCACATGTGTTGTAAGCTAAATCCAATGTATGCTCACCCACACAAATCGCCGAGAAATGGATATATACTTCTTAATCATATTTTTTTTAACATCTTTATTTCTGATTTTTATACTTTGTATATTTAATCGTCGTATCAGAATTGATTTAGCAAACATCTTCAGATATGAGGCTAGAGAAAAACAAAGTGATGATAGTAAAGAAAATAGTGAATCCGCTGCTGACAGAATTCAGTTCTTTTGCCAAAGATTGATTTTTGCCTCACTTACAACACTTTTATTATTAAAAGGCATGATTGAGTTAGCCGATAGTCTCTCTCTTTTAAAAGACTCAACCAACCATTTCATAACTCATTTAAAAGGAATTAAAACATTAAGTTATGTTGCAAATGCCTTAGCAATATCATGTGGATTTCAATTAGCGTTCATGCTCATTACCAAAGGTCCAGATGAAGCAATAGAACCTATAATGCTAGGCATCGCTTCGGTTATTTTACTAATGCTTTCTGCGATAGAACCTCAAAAGTGGAGCGTTGACAACTCTCTCTCAGTAGCCGTGCTGATTGGGTGTATTGGGGCTTTATTTTATCTCTCAAAAAAACTTAATAAATGAAAACACCAAACTCGCAAGAAAAATAAGGAGACTGCCATGAGTAACTTTAGAATAAGTCCAAACCTATCCCCTGAGACCATGTTATGGCGCTATATGTCTTTAGATAAATTCATAGATTTACTATCTACTGGAGAACTTTATTTTACACCTGTAAGTTCATATATAAATTCAGATCCTTTTGAAGGTCTATTACCTAAAGTTGCTCAAGATGCAATGGCTGGCATATTCAAAAATAGTGTTGATGATATTAATGAAACCATCAAACCGCTTGAGGAGATGATCAATGCCAGTCAAGGACCTAATCAAGAAAATGCAAGACGTGATTTAGAACTACTCAGAAAAAGAATAAGCACACATCTCCCAATGATGGAGAAAACTTATTTCGCAATCATGAAGTCTGTAACTGTAAATTGCTGGCATAAAAATGACACTGAGTCAGAAGGTATGTGGCGCTTATATTCCGATTTAAATAAAGGCATAGCAATACAAACCAACGTAGCTAGACTCATAGAAGCAATAACAGCTGACAATTACATTGTTATAAGTGAAGTTAAATACATAGACTTCTTAGATCCAACTCTCAAGCCTCAAGACTGTATTGTTAATGGCAATTTTGGCCCTTATTTAAAAAGACTTTCTTTTGCACATGAGAACGAAGTTAGAATGACAATTTCGCCACCATTTGACCATAAGAACATTGACAGCCACAAACCATTCGGCGTGAGAATAAAGGTCGACCCTCTGAAATTAATAGAGAAAATCTATATTTCACCTTACGTTTCTCAGCCATTCCCAAATGCCGTAAACTCTGTAGCAGAAAAATTTGGCCTTGATAAAGAAATTATTGAAACGTCAAAGTTGTTGCAAGTAGATAAATCCTTATTGAGCCTTTATTGAAAATACATAATCAAGTCATTAATGAAACCAATAATATATCTTGCATGACATTGTTTAATTTTTTATTTTTACCTATTAAACGACGCTGTGCATATCGTATTTGAGGTCCTTTATGGCTAACGCGATCACGCAGTCCGTAATGATGAACTCGCGCAATTCGCTGCACCGTTCCCTCAAACTGCACGCTGGCAGAATCCGCGCTTGCTGCAGTTTTCAGGTATTTCGCCGTTCGCATTTTCGAGAACATCTGCCGCTTAATGCGCCCCTTTTTAGTCCGGGCCGTGACCTTTCGCGGCTCGTACCCACTGCCGTCAGGGTTACGCTGTAGCCTGATGTTCTGCTGTTGATTCCGGCGCAGTTCCTGCGCCAGCTGACGCATCATGCGACTGCGTGCGGCAGGCTCCAGATTTGCCAGCAACGCCGCCAGCCAGTCATCCACCCTCTGCAGATCATCCATGCTTCACCGTCCACATTTCTTCCGATACGTCCGGTTCTGGCACCGCCTCAACGCTTGACACGCCCCCGTCAGCGCTGACCAGTACGCGCTCCGTCAGCTGCAGGTTCAGGCTGATATCGCACACATCATTGCGCAAAATATCCACGTCAAAGGTAAACAGCCTTTCGCGCAGCTCAGGGTTATTGATTGCATCCGGCTGATTGGCAGTCAGCCAAAGCAGAACGGGAGCCATCAGCAGATTCTGGTCCCCGCTGAAATCCTCGATCACCACGTTCAGGGTGTAGCGGTACTCCCATGACATGGAGCTGGCCCCGGTTGCCACCAGGGAACCGTTATCCACAAACAGGTGCAGTTTGTCCGGGTTATTGCGGACATACTGCACCGCCTTATTCAGGGCGCTGCGTAAAGACTGCGGCTTGTTCACTGTCTCGCTCCTGACACGCAATTATCGTGTCCACTTTGTCAGCACACGCCGCCCAGGCGGCCTCCGTTTCATCCAGCATCGCGTTCAGGTCGCCGTTACTGCGCGGCGCTGACCTTTCCAGGCGGCACTGCGTCACTCTGGGACAGCCACTCACGGTAAGCTGCACCTCCGGCGAGGGCCGGACGCTCCCGCAGCCGGATAACATCAGCAGGCAAAGGAGTGTCAGCCCAGCGGCGTAAATCCTCATTTTCACGTTTCAGTTCCTCTATCCGATGCTGACGACTGCGCAGCAGCGCGGAGGTCCGCTCCGCCGCCGCATAAAGCCGCGTCTGCTCCCGGCTGTTGGTTTCGGTCAGAATGGACAGGCCGATCAGCTGGCTGTTTTTCTTCGTCAGTTCCTGCGCTTTGCTTTTCAGCGCCGCGCCCTGCGTCTCGATGGTGTGGCTGGCATTGTTAAGCCGCCACGACTGCCAGCTCAGCGCCGCGAGCGTCAGCGCCAGCACTGCCACTAACGCACGGCTCATATGCCAGTACCTTTCAAGCACCAGGCCAGCTCCCGCGCGCGGCGGTTCTCCAGCCCTTTATTTTTCTTACCGTTGACGTAAACCCAGCGCGGCAGCTCATTGCATGCCTGCCACCACTGCTGGCGGTTGATGTAGGACACCATGGTGGATCGGCATATTGCGCCAGTACCCACGTTGAAGCCGATGCTTACCAGCGCATCGTAAACATGCTGCGGGGGTCTGACCTTAAGGCAGGCAACCAGCCTTTTTTCCGTCAGCAATACATTGCTGATTAACCCCTGCGCCGCCTGCCTTTCCGTAATGGTTTTACCAGGCACCACGCTGGACGTATTGCCGATCCCGTCAGTCCAGACACCCGCGCTGCACTGATAAGGCTGCAGGCGGCACCCCTCGAAATCGGCTAACAGCTTCAGCCCCTCGACGGAGGTATTCAACGACTGGAAACCGGGCAGCGTGGCGGCGATAGCCAGGACCACCCCGATAAGGCAGCGTTTAACGATTGAAGGATTCATATTCCCCCCGCGTGATTTGCCCGTCGCGCAGCAGCTGGTAGGTTTTGTGCTTGTAATACCAGTTGATAGCCAGCATCAGCACACCAATCAGCACGCCGCCAACCGTTGAAGCATCCTTAAGCGACAGATCGCCCAGCCATGCCAGCAAAACAGCGATGCAATACGTGATAAAGGCGCTGATTCGTTCAAGCGTCATAATTCAGTCCCATAGCTGGACGGTCTGCGCCGTGGTTGTCGCCGGAATGTCCGGTAGCTCCACCTGCAGCCCGTGGGGTAAAAAAGGGCCATACTCAGCCAGCCCCGGATTTGCCTGCAGAACCTGCTCGGTGACACCCTGCGTGCGCCCGTAATGACGCCAGCAAAGCTCGTCCACCGTGTCATACTGGTGCGCACGCACTTTCATCAGATAAGCTCCACCGTGCAGTGCGGTGCATCCTGCACCCGGCTGATAGCCCAGCGGGCATCACGCCACAGATCGCCGCTGGCCTCCGCCAGTTCCTCCCCTCGCTTTACCCCGGACGCCGTGGCGTCATAATCCTGGTAACGCTCATTGAGCACGGCGCGCGCCCAGCAATAAACGGCGTTAAGGTAGTGCTGAATGCGCTCGCTTTTGCCGTCCAGCATTTCCGCCGGTACGCCAGCCAGATCCCGGTAGCCCAGCATCTGCTGGCGGTTGCGGAAGTCGTACAGTTCAGCGTTAACCTCAGAAATTGCTGTTAGTGCAACCTGCCTCAGACGTGGCTGCGTCACCGTGCCGTCAGTGCGCATCACGCTACGAAATTCCGACAGGTCCACATCAGGCCAGAACGGCGTATTTTTAATAACGTCCGCCTGTTCGGGTGCCTGCTCTGGCGCAATAAACTGCATTCGGCTTTCTCCTGAAATAGTGGGCGGTGGACGGGGTTTTGATGTGGCAATGCCTTTCGCCACCCCGTGCCGCCCGTGCGCGGGGCACGTTCTTTAGCGGCTGTCACTGCGCAATTTGCGCTCCAGCTGCTGCTTTTCTTTTTTCACGCCGCATCGGGGATCGAGCTGCAGCGCATGGGTAAGGTGATTCAGGGCAGAAGCCGGGTTGCTTTCGCTCAGTACCGCGCCGATGGCTTTATGCAGGCGCGCCCGGGACTGGTCCGGCATATCCAGATCGCTTGTCAGATCCAGCGTCTGCAGGAGCAGATCGGCATCAAAACCGGTGGCGGCCAGCAGGGCGCTTTGTGCGGCGTCCGCCATTTCTTCCGCCAGGACGGTCTGCACGTTGCGGTTTCCCAGCGGCATCACCCAGCCATGGCGCAGCGCATGACGCCCTATTTCCAGCGCACCGGCATAATCACCGGCATCGATACGCCACAGCATCACGTACATCAGCACGTCATCCTGCTGCGCACCTCCGGCAGCCAGCACGCCCTCCGCCCAGGCGGCATACTTCGGCAGAAGCTCTACCTTGATTGCAGCCTTTTTCACGGTGGACTGGACGCCCTTAAGGCGGCGGCGGTCTTCTGCGAGCTGGAGCAGCATCAGGTCATAGCCGGACGCATGGCGAACACTGCCGCCCTCCCGGGCGGCCTGTTCGGCCTGAATGCGCAGGCGGTGCTGCCGTGCGGGACTCAGGCTCATGCGTTACTCCCCACCTTCCGGCGCAGCTGGCGCGGTGTGATCACCGATTTCGATGTTTTCGACCAGTGCCGCGCAGCGATAGTCTTCAATCACATACGCTTCGTTGACGGACTCAAAGTTTTCGATCCGGTCACGTTTCGGGTTGTCGATAACAGAACGGCGGCGGGTGTCCTCCTGCCAGTAGAGGGACAGATTATCCAGGCGGGTGATCAGCAGGGCATTCGCCGGGAAGAAAGGCGCGCGCACCGCCTGCAGACCGCCCATGCGTTTCTGGCTGATAATCAGATCGGCGGCGATTTTTTCGCTGTTCTCCTGCTCTTTGTTAACCAGCGGGAAATACTTGTCAGACAGCAGTTCACGTCCGCAGATAACCACCAGTTCGTCATCGTCCTGGTAAACCACATCGATCAGCTCGTTTACCGCATCCATCACCACGGCGTCCAGGTTGGCATAGTCGCCGCCCTTACCCACCTTCACCGCACCTGCGGTGGTGGTGCCGTTCTGGGTGGTACTGCCCATAACGTGGTCCGGCGCGTCTTCGCGGATTTTCTGCAGCCAGCCCTTATTCACATCCTGCAGCAGCGGGTTTTCTTCGCGGTTGGAGGTTTTGGCGCGCTTCACGCCGTTGAAGCCGATCATGATGCGGTCCAGTGCCTGGCGCTTGACGATGGCATTGCGCACACGCACCTGGAAGTCCTGGTATTTCGCCCAAAGGTCCAGCTTTGCGTAGGTCAGCACCGTGTCAAAGTTGGTCTGTTCGCATTTATATTCCACATCCTCCATCAGCATCGGATCGGTAGGTTCGCGCTCTTTGGTGGTGGTGTCGGTGGTTCCGGCAATGGTGGAACCTACGCCCAGGCCAAGCAGCTGCCCGGACTGCTCCGCAACCGGCGTGATGTTAATCAACGTCAGGAAAGCGGCGGACTGCTGGATCTGGTCTTCCAGCGTCTGCTGCACGGACGGCTCTACGGTGAATTTGCTGGAAAGCTCTTCAACTTCCACACCGTTCAGACGCGCCAGCTGCTGCAGGTAAGCGTTAAAGGCAAAGCGGGTATTCTTTTTCATCGGGTTTTATGCTCCATCAGCAATTGGTCAGGGTGCCTGCCGGTGCGTCACCGCCCGGCGCGCGCTGGCGGTAATCTTTACGGCTGTCTTCACGGCTCAGCTGCTGCTGAAGCTCGGCAAAGGCGGACTGTTGCTCCTGCAGCGAGGATTCAAGCTCAGAAATGCGCGTGTCCTGATCGGACAGGGATTTATCGGTGCGCTCGCTCAGGTTCTGCTGTTCGGTGGCGACCAGCTCAACGGCTTTATGCACGTCTGAGAAACGCGCATCATCGGTCTGCTCTTTTTTGGTGAACAGGGCAGTGACGCGGGCAAAGAGGGACGGTTTTTCTTCCTGGGTTTCTTCCAGCTCGATCAGCGTTTCTGTAGCGGCGGTAAAAAGGTTTTCAGGATTCTGCTTGCGGTTAGCCAGCGGGTTTCGTGCGGCGCTGGCACTGAAGGTCAGCATTTCGGTGCCCAGGCTCGCCGGATCGTCAGTGGCGGCAAGGCCTACAAGATAGGCTTTGCCGGTGTCGGCAAACTTCGGGCTGACTTCCATAGAGGTGAATAGCTTCTGACCTTTCTTGACCAGTTCAACAAGTGAGCTGGTCGGCTCCACGTCGGCATACAGCGCCATTTTTCCCTTCAGCGGCCCGTCCTGAATTTCATCTGCAATTAACGCCGTTACTCTGCCGTAGCGGTTAAAGGCGCTGTCCGGTGAATAGGACTTGATGTGTTCAAGATTAATCAGCGCGGTGTAGACCGCCGGGTTGTAGCTGGCTGCCATCTGCTCCAGCCATTCACGCTGGATTTCTCGCCCGTCGGTGGTGGCACCTTCCACCCCAATACGAAAACGCTTTGCTTTCACTGTCATGAGCCTTGCTCCGTTAGAAAAAACTTACTGGAGCCTTATGGTTGCGGTGATGGGGGGAGTGAAACAACGCACGGCGCTTGTGCGGTCGGCCATACAAACCGCAGCCGGGGAAAGCGCACTGTCAAGGCCGTAGGCTTGTGCCATGAACACAACACTGACCCCCGCAGACCTCGATCCCCGTCGGCAGGCCATGCTGCTGTACTTTCAGGGATACCGCGTAGCCCGCATTGCTGAAATGCTGGGCGAGAAAGTTGCAACCGTTCACAGCTGGAAGAAGCGCGACAAGTGGGGCGACTATGGGCCGCTGGATCAGATGCAGCTCACTACCGCCGCGCGTTACTGCCAGCTCATTATGAAGGAGCAGAAAGAAGGGAAAGACTTCAAGGAAATTGACCTGCTGGCGCGCCAGTCAGAGCGCCACGCCCGGATCGGTAAATTCAACGACGGCGGGAACGAGGCGGATTTAAACCCGAACGTAGCCAACCGCAACAAAGGTCCACGCCGTCAGCCTGAAAAGAATGTTTTCACCGACGAACAGATCGAGAAGCTGCAGGAGGTTTTTCACGGCTCGATGTTCGCCTACCAGCGCCACTGGTATGAGGCAGGCAACCGCCACCGTATCCGCAACCTGCTTAAATCGCGCCAGATCGGGGCGACCTTCTTTTTTGCCCGGGAGGCGCTGATTGACGCCATCACCACCGGCCGCAACCAGATTTTCCTCTCAGCCAGTAAGGCGCAGGCACACGTCTTTAAACAGTACATCATCGACTTTGCAAAAGAGGTTGATGTGGAACTGAAAGGCGACCCGATGACGCTCAGCAACGGCGCGTGCCTGTACTTCCTCGGCACCAACGCCCGCACGGCGCAGAGCTACCACGGCAACCTGTACCTGGATGAATATTTCTGGATTCCGAAATTTCAGGAGCTGCGCAAGGTTGCGTCGGGTATGGCCATTCACAAAAAATGGCGGCAGACCTATTTTTCCACGCCATCCAGCCTGACCCACAGCGCCTATCCCTTCTGGTCCGGCGCACTGTTCAACCGGGGCCGTAACAAAGCAGACAAGGTAGATATTGACCTAACTCACGGCAGCCTGGCCCCCGGCCTCCTCTGCCCTGACGGTCAGTACCGCCAGATCGTCACCGTGGAGGATGCGGTGCGCGGCGGCTGTAACCTGTTCGACCTGGATCAGTTGCGCATGGAATACAGCCCGGACGAATACCAGAACCTGCTGATGTGTGAGTTTATCGACGATCTGGCGTCCGTGTTTCCGCTGAGCGAGCTGCAGGCGTGCATGGTGGATAGCTGGGAAGTGTGGTCCGATTTTCAGGCACTGGCGCTGCGCCCGTTTGGCTGGCGCGAAGTCTGGATCGGCTATGACCCGGCGAAAGGTACGCAGAACGGCGACAGCGCCGGATGCGTGGTGATGGCTCCGCCAGCTGTGCCAGGCGGCAAGTTCCGCATTCTTGAGCGGCACCAGTGGCGCGGGATGGACTTCCGTGCGCAGGCTGACGCGATCAAAAAGCTAACGCAGCAGTACAACGTGACCTATATCGGCATCGACTCGACCGGCGTCGGCCACGGCGTTTATGAAAACGTCAAAGCATTCTTTCCGGCGGTACGGGAGTTTGTCTACAACCCCAATGTCAAAAATGCCCTGGTGCTCAAGGCCTACGACATTATCAGCCACCGCCGCCTGGAGTTTGACGCCGGGCACACCGACATTGAGCAGTCTTTCATGGCTATCCGCCGTGCCACAACTGCCAGCGGCAACCGCCCCACCTACGAAGCCAGCCGCAGCGAGGAAGCCAGCCATGCTGATCTGGCCTGGGCAACGATGCACGCATTGTTTAACGAACCGCTGCAGGGCGAAGCCGCCAACACCAGTAACATTGTGGAGATTTTTTGATGGGCAAGAGGAATAAAAACCGTGCTGGAGCTGCACAAAGCGTGCAACACAGCGGCGCAACAACGGCAGAAGCATTCAGCTTTGGCGACCCGATCCCAGTACTTGACCGCCGGGAATTGCTCGATTACGTGGAGTGCGTGCAGATGGACAGCTGGTATGAGCCACCCGTGAGTTTTGATGGCTTAGCGCGCACCTACCGCGCCGCCGTGCATCACAGCTCACCGATTGCCGTTAAGCGCAACATACTGACCAGTACCTTTATCCCTCATCCGTTGCTGAGCCAGCAGGCATTCAGCCGTTTTGTGCAGGACTATCTGGTATTCGGTAACGCCTATCTGGAAAAGCGCACCAACCGGCTCGGAGGCATTCTCTCGCTGGAACCGTCGCTGGCGAAGTACACCCGACGCGGCGTGGATCTGGATACCTACTGGTTTGTGCAGTATGGCATGACCACACAGCCGTATGAATTCACCAAAGGCAGCATTTTTCACCTGATGGAGCCGGACTTAAACCAGGAGATTTACGGCCTGCCAGAGTATCTGTCAGCTATCCCCTCCGCTTTACTGAACGAGTCCGCCACGCTGTTCCGCCGCAAGTATTACATCAACGGCAGCCATGCTGGATTTATCATGTATATGACCGACGCTGCACAAAATCAGGAGGACGTGAACAACATCCGTCAGGCCATGAAAAGTGCCAAAGGGCCGGGCAATTTCCGCAACCTCTTTATGTACTCGCCGAACGGCAAAAAGGACGGGATTCAGATCATCCCGCTGTCAGAGGTGGCGGCCAAGGATGAGTTTCTGAACATTAAGAATGTGAGCCGTGATGACATGATGGCCGCGCACCGCGTTCCGCCGCAGATGATGGGTATCATGCCAAGTAATGTTGGGGGATTTGGGGATGTGGAAAAGGCTAGTCGGGTGTTTGTTCGTAATGAACTCATTCCCCTGCAAAAGCGGTTTGAGGAATTAAATCATTGGTGTGATGAGGATGTGATTAAGTTCACTGTTTATGCTCTACCGAGCGAATAGTTAGTATTTAGCCGCTTAATTTGCGGCTTTTCTTTTTTTGCTATCGTGATATGTTCAATGTTTCGACTTTGCACAGAGTCATACCATGAAAAAAGAAAAAGCATTAGATTTTTACGAAAAACTTTATTTTTCTGAAATTGAAAATAAGGACAAGATACACACAAGAGCTCAAGCCGACTTCGGCTTGATGGTCATTACTGTGACCATCCTTACTTATCTAGCCAAAAACACCTCATACGAGGATCATTTCATTTTAGCTGTAATTGTATTTATATTAATCTTACTTTCCTTTTTTTTGGTGTTGCGATCGTCCATTCTATTGAAGGGAGTAATCTGGGGTAACGAATTTAAATACTGCCCAGCCCCCAAAGAAATGCATAGTTATCATCAAAATCTAATCAATTACGAAGTTACCTATAAAGATTACTGCAATACAAATGGGCTGACTTATGAAAATGATCATGATCCTGATGATAAATTATGGGAATTCATACACCAGGAAATCAGAGAATGTGCTAGCTGGAATAGTAACATTAATGAAACACGTTCCATTAAATTATATGAATCAACAAAATTCCTTGTATGGTCTTGGATACCATTAATCGTTGCAGTAATTATATTCCTATTGGCTGATTTAGATGCTGCCTCTCCTCGAAAGCAGAAAGACACCAACTATCTAATAATCCCACTTGAAAATGTACGGAGAACTTGATGCGACAACCAATACCAGCTCCTCCACCGCCTCCGAAACCTCCCGCACGAAGGGTAGTTATTGAAGATGATTCAAAAGCAAAAGAAATTAGAAAAGATGAAAAGAGAAACAGAAATGACCGGGCAAAATAAACCTACAAATAATAATGCCGTGCCCCCAGTTCCACCGCCTAAGCCTCCGAAACCACCAACAGCTCGTTTGGTTCAAGGTAGCTTTAACGATAATATCTCGCAAAGGAAAAGCAAAGATGACAAAAAATGAAAAAACAAACACACCACCACCACCTCCGGCACCTTCTAAGCCACCTTCCCGGCAAGCATTCGATCACGACGATACGAAAAAAAGATCCGGAAAATAGGTATTGAGTCGATTAACGTGCTCAATTTGATTACAGCGCCTCAGAAACATCTCGCGAGGCGCTTCTTTTTGATACTAATCAAACTCCCCAACCGTTTGAAATGGCTGCTTGGCTGAAAATCCCCCCAGTTGTGTATTTTAACCCTGCTGCGCGCGCTCGTATCCCCGCCACGCCTGCTCGCTTTATGTAGCGGTTTTCATGCAGGTGCATGACATATGAAAAAGCCCGCCATTCCTAGCGGGCCTCAGCTAAAACGATCTTCAAACGATCATGCGGATTCATGCAGCATAGACATGCATTCTGAATAAAACACAAAAAGTCTTCCATAGCAGTTCCTAATAACCTTAAGCGATAATTCATTCATGCATTATTATTTATTTCAAACCTTTAAACGCAGCATAAGCACTTCCGATCGCTGCCAATGCAGAAAAAAATGTCGCCCAAAACATTTTACGCTGACTAGAAATAGTTTCTCGATAGCGGCGCTCTGCTCTATTGTATTCCGCTAATGTATTCAATGCTTTTCCTAATGGTTTATACCCCTCACGAGTTTTTTCTATGTCCCCATTTTGAATAAGTGAGTTGAGGCACAGGCGAAGCTCTTTTTGCATTCTATCTTTATCTTGATGGTGTATCCATAACTCACCGGCCACAGCACTCATTATCCAATACTCATTAGAAGCTAGATCTCCATCCTGTTCACGATAAATTCTTACAATAGCATCAAGGACTGACATTATATCCGTTATTTCTTTCTTCTGTTGGCGGTAAATATATTTTTGACGACTTAACTTCTTATTCTCAAAGTCAGACCAAAATCTAAATGCTAACTCATTCCATTTGTTCAAATTTCTAAGGGAATCAAAACGCAACTCATGTGCATGATAATAATAAATCCCTGAAAAAGAATCACTCGTGAGGTCTTTAGGGTACAAAATTGAATTTATTTGAAAGCACCTCTCTTCTGGTTCCCATTTCAGCGCTTTTATTTCCCCATCAATAAACCTATTAAATAAATAATCAACACCATTTGCGTCTTTTATATACACGGAGTACATATCGTAATTTATTGCATTCTCATACAGGAGACTAATCCTGCCGTTGTCTGGGGTTCTTTTTTTATCAAATTTTTTAAGGTGTTTTATAATATTCATATGTAACGCCATAGTAAACTTGAAACGTTGTGGTTTCGTTGATTTTAACCTCTAATGCTCACCCCTTCCATAACTAACGCCTCGCTTCAATCGTTATTCAACCTTGCCCCCTCAGAATAAATTCTTTCGGGAGCAACGTTTTAGTGTAACCAGCTGTCGTCTTCCCAGACCTGCTGCAGAATTTCCATTACACGTTCCTTATCTTCAGCCTGTCTTACCCCACTAAGTTCAATACCATTGGCGCTGCCCTTGCGGATTCGGATAGCTGTTTTTGGGTAGAGGGGGCGCAAATTTCGGTAAAGCTCGGATTCAAGTGCTTCTAACAGCGCCTGGCTAATTTTCTGCTCTTTATCGATCATTATTTCAAAGCGCATAGATTTTCCCCTAACTGGTAGCGTCCATTGTGCGGCTGTATTCATGGTTGCGAATTTTCGCCATCAGCTCGTCAGTCAGCTCAGAAACCCACTGGATAGCCAGCCGCTTTTCTTCGTCGCTGCACTCACTTGCCGCTACCAGCTTTATGAAAAAATCAATGCGCTGAAGTTTCAATGACTCCAAAAGATAATCCTGCATTTTCCCTCCTATTACGGCCACTTACACAATATAACTGTATGTATATACACTGTTTATATATACAGTATAGTACCGATTTCTAAATGTAAAACGCTTTTTGGCCTTCAATAAGAAAGCCCTAATATGAGTCAACAACAGGATTTTTTTTGGTTGGTCAGTAATACTGCCGCCACTTGTCATCCTCACGCAGCCGCCCGTTCTGGTAAAAGATGCGCAACCCGCCCCCTGACGGAAGGCTGCCGCCGCGTACAAGTAAATTAACCTCGTATTCACTGCCATCGAACCCTCTCGACTGCAGTTCATACTCAAGCTGAAGGCGCTGCTGATCCGAAATGTTCTGTTTGTATTCCTTTTTCCGCTTCGGTTTAACGAGCCTCAGCCTTGCGGTCAGCTCACGGCGTTCTTTCCGGCCCATGCTGTGCAGGTACTCATGCAGCTCCTTGTCATTCATGGATTTAATCTCGGGTAGATCCCCGCCTGTTTGGTTCAAATTTTCAACAGGGGGACAGTTATTGCCACGAGTCCAAGGGGCGCTAGCGCCCTGGTCGGCTACCGCCTCCTGAAGGTCAACGGCTTTACGAACCATTTTCCACTTCACTGCATGAGTGCAGATCCGGCCCTCAATGATTGGGGACCAGATGCCATAAATACGAACACCGTGATCGCCGTATGCGCTCGGCTCGTCGTTCAGCTCATAAGCAGTTCTGACAAGGTGATGTTTGCGGGGAACCAGGACGCCGCCCTGCTTCATGATGTATGTGGCAAAACAGCCAGCATCAGCTGCAGCCAGTACAGCATCCAAACGCGGGTTTTCCAGTACCGGCGCGCCAGCTTTCTTGTCGCCCTGCACTCTGGCAGCCTGACCGGCCAGCAAGCGCAACTCGCGGTATGCCTGACGGCCAGGGATGCCAAAGAAGCGGAATTGCTGAACGCGGTGCAGGGGTGCCCAGGCACTGACGTGCTCAACGCTGTCGCGTAGTGTTTTGCCGGTTTCCTTGCTGATTTCTTTTGCCAGTCCGCGCCGTCGATGTTCTTGCTGATGTACCTGGAAATGTAGCTGGTAGGCGTATGCTTCCGCGCGGCCAGCTTACCCACATTCTGCGCCATACGTTCGCAGCACACTTCATGATGTCCAGCGGCAACATCCTTGCCCTGCAGAAAATCCTCGGCCATCACGACATAAAAATGACCATGCGCTGCTATGCTCACCTGGCCCCTGACCACCTTGAAACGGCCCTGCGCTTCAACCCGTTAGCTACCCTTCCAAGTGGCGACAAAGTGGCGGCAGCGGTCGGCATTGCCCCGTAA